AATCGGTTATACGAGTATCAAAAGAAGCACTGTCTATATCATAAGATGATGTGTTTAACTTACCATCAATAATTACCTCAGTTGATGAAGTGTAAGTGTTGAACTCACCTGTTGTTACAAAGTCAAACACCAATGAAGAACTAAAGTCCTCTTGTTCAGTCATTCTTGCATCTATACTTGTTGAGAATGGTAAGAATACCGAACCTGTCCAAGAAGATGGAAGTGCATCAGCTACAATGTTAGCTAACTCAGCTGCTACTGATGAAGAGTAAGGTGCGAATACTGATGATGTCCAACTTGAATCTAATTTTAGATTGATACGAGTATCTGTATCTGTTGGGTTACCTGCCAAGTAGTGTAGGTTCGGTACATAAACCGAACCACTAAACACTTGAGTATCAGAAGGGTCATCTCCTAATTGGTTAGAACCACTTGAGAGGATGACTGATGAACTTTCTATTGTTGTATGTATCTTGTATACCCTTAACGTGCCAGGTATCGTTACATCGTTTGAAAATATTACATCAGTTCCACTAGCAGTTAAAGCTGTTTGTAAAGAAGCTGTATAATTTTGTAGAGATTGTGATGCAATCTCCAATAAGTCTAATCTTGCATCTTGTGAACCTGTGTCTGCTTCTAACAAGTCTAATCTATAATCAACTGATTGTGAGTATTGTTCTACATTCCCAATACCTGCAATTGTTGATGAAGATATCTCATTCGATACATACAAAGATGATGAAAGAGTTACATCATGAGATTGAGAGTCTATTGATATACCAATGTTATTACCTAAACCATCTTGAAGTTCTGCTGAACTCTGAGATGCGAATGGTTGCGTTGAATCAGCAAGGTTTATAATTCCTTTATAAGATGCTGATATGTATAAATTACTTAAATTACTCATAGTTTTTCTTTATGTATATTGCCACTTTCTCATAGCAGAATCTATATAACCACTTTCGTATCTCTCAGGAGTTGTACTCCATACTTTTGGTGATGTCCATAGATTACAGTTATCACAAGTTTCAAAATCAGTATATGGAATTGATAGTATGGGTAAATTACTAAAATCCCAATCATCTGTGTTTTCTATTGTTGAATTAATAGTAAAACATCTAATATTATCATAACTTGTTAAAGTAGATGCTCTCTTAGGGTCAGGTATGTAATTCGTTGCAAAAACTTGTCCTATTGAACCTGATTCAGCAAGAACTGCATTGAACTCTTGACCTGTGTCACAATCTTCTATAACATACCCACTACCCGATGGGTTAATCAAAAAAAAAAGACAACGGTTTTTATCGTTGTGAACTGTTAGGTCAAACTCAGCTGACCAACCGGCTAACCCATTGTTGAACCTATCAACAAATGGGGTACAAGCAATATCACCGTTAATCTCAAATCCTTCCACTTTATTTTGTGTATAGGATGTTAAATCGTTTAGAACACTTAATGTGTTAGCATGTATATCAACAACATCATCAGTACCATAGTAAGGAATATCTTGTTTATTCGTTCTTCCATCACTCTCGTTTGCTAAAGTTTGTGTTTTATCTGCAACAATTATCTGAATTGTATAGTCAGTTGTTTTTTGTCCAAAGGTTGCATCTTGTATTGTTATGTTTGCAACAGGATATGTAGGAAACTCTACATTATCAACTGAGAACACATCACCTTGTGTAACGTGCTCAATAGAAGGGTGATTCTTCATTATAGTCTTGAAGTAATTCAAGGTGTTATAATAAAGTGAGTAGTTCACCGCTCCATTCTTTACTATTTGTTGTGATACTGCCATATCTTATAAATTAATTCCTCCAAAGTATTGGTTAGACTGGTCAGGATAAACCTGTGTTGAGTTACCAACTGATTCTAAGTACTCAGGTATTTGTGATGAGTAAGCTACTAAGTAATCTTGTAATCTTGTAGCGTAGTAATCAGCGTTGTTAAGAGCTTTACTTAACAAGTAATCTATTTCGTTTTTACCAGGCTGAACCGATTGTTCAGAGATTTGTTTAACTGCACCATTTGCTTTAAAAGTTATTGCTGAGAATGGTATATACTCAACACAACTATACCAAATGAGTGTTGGTTTGATATAATCATCAACAAGGTCTTGATAAATACCTGTAAATGCAGTTTGTGCTTCTATATCATCTTGTATCTTATTGTAAAGAACAGTACCAAGTAAGTTAAGTAAATATTTTTCTTGTGCAGTTCTAACAAATGGTAGAAGAGCATCTGCATCAATCGCTCCACCTAATGGTGTGTTCTTGATAATATCGTTTCTTGTTATGAATAATCCAAATGCCATAATTTCTTTAGTTTTTATAAATCTTCATAGTTTTTAGAGAAACCAAAATCTGAGGGTCTTACAAATTTTGGTTCTTCTTCTACTCCGAAGTTCTCTTCTGTTGTTTCTTCGTTTTTCAATGAATCATTAACATCTTCTTGTGCTTCTTCTACTGTTCCATCTGTATCTTCAGCGGTATCTGAAAGAATTACAAGTGGTGTTAATTGGTCAAAGTATATATCGTGTTTTCCTATACCACCTTCAACAAAAGCTTTATCTAACGCAGTTAGAATAAGTGATTGTAAAGGTTGTATTGTCATTGTTTGGAAAATAGAGTAAGCTGTTTTCATTTCTTCCGCTTGAGAAGAGAATCCATTACTTGCAGTTCTAATACCAAATAAAAGTGGTGATACTATTCTGTGAGCTACAAGGATTCTATCTTGTGCGTATTCAGCAACATACTGATACTTTTCGTGTAAGTTCTCAATCGGAATTGTGTCAATAGTAGGTTTGTTAATTGCATCATCGTTAAATGATACCATGAATCTACCAGCGTTTCTTGTTCCACTAAACTTATCTTCTAATAAAGCTTCAATGGTTTGTCTTTCTTCAGGTGCAGGTACTCCATTGTTGAAGTTAACCATAGCAACAGGTAAGAACCCATTCTCTATATTGTTAAGGTGTAAGTTAGATAACTCTGCTTCTGTAAATGAATATTGTAAAGCAGATATCCAATCAGGTAACGAGTAATAGTATCTGTTTGGTTCGTATTCTTTAATGTAAAGAATCTCAGTATCTTCTTCAGATGTACCGAACGCAGGAATACGAAGTTTTTCTTTTTGTTTTCTGTAATCATCCCAATCAGTACAATAGTAGTAAGCTTGTACTTTTGTTACACCATGTAACTTTTCTGCTCTAAGTGTTTGAACAGGAATGTGATACAATTTCTTAATCTTTGTATGTTGGTCATTCCAAAGTACTTGAAATGCAGCGTTACCATACAATTTTAAATCAAAAGATATTCTTCGTAAATCTTCTGCTGGTACTAATCTAGCTAATTCTTGTGAGAATAGCTCATCATCTGTTATTAATCCTTTACCATAGATTAAATCAGCTACACCATCTACACAAGCTGCGTTAGTTGTTGATGTGTTGTAAGCTTCTGTAAGAAGATTAAAATAATCATCTTGGTCATTTATACCCACAGGTATCCATTGATATCTTGTTCTTCTATCTTCAGTAACGATAGGAACTTCTTCACGAGTAAAGTTAACAACAGAAAAGTTTTCGGTTTTTTTCATAATACTATATATTCGTTGTCTGATACGTTAGATACATAGCCATCTCTTTGTGTTTGATAAGATGTTTTATCAATTGATTGAGAGTGGAACACTTCCATTGCACCTCTCCATATCGTTCCTGATACATCATTTATAGTTAAACGATATTGTTCCCCACTTTCTACTGAAAGAGACTGAGAGAACGTTAAAATGTTTTCATACTCTGTAAAGGTATAAGAACCTGACAAAGAATATGAAGAAGTTTCGTGTGTAAATAGATTTTCTGTATTAAGTGTTAAGTCACTTGATGCAGTATTTTCCGTTCTTACAACGAACTCATTGGATGCAGATATGAAATAGCTAAGCATTATCTTTAATTATCTCTTGTTTATCATATAACAATCTGATAATAACTTATAGTAAAAAGAAAACCCCCACCTTTTAGGGTGAGGGTTGACTCGGTATATATGTGTATATATGAAAGGTTTAACTTCCGTACACTACTGTTGGTGCTCCAACCAAACCTGCGAATGGGTCCTCTGTGGTTGACCCGTTAAGGAAGGCAGCTGGCAACTTCTCTTCACCTGTGAAAGTTACAGAGTAACCATAAAGGTCTCCTAATCCTCCACCTGTTTGAATTGTACCTGCCGTTAAGTCTGCTCCGTGTTGTTCTCCAACTAATAAAGCATCACCTGCTTTAGTCCACACAATGATTTGTGGTCGACCATAAGCCAATAGTTTTAACTGAGTAGTCATCTCATTCGTTAACTTTTTCAAGTTAAGAGTTAATTCTTGTGAGAAGAAAGTTGTTCCATTCTCACGAGAAGAGTTAACAGTTTCAGTATAAGCGGAAGTACCTTTTAGTTCATAGTAATACGCAGTAAGTCCTGTAAGGTCATTAATCTCACCATCTACATTCTTATCAAAAGATGCAGTTGTGTGATTGATGAAGTAAACTCCTTGAAGTCCTCCAACTGACTCTTTACAAACTTCATTTCTACCTGCTGTTATGTTACATGCCATAATGGTATCTCCTTTTTAATGGTTAAACTTTATTAATTATAGGTCTAGTCCGTATCCTACGATTTCTGCAGCGATTCCGTACTGAGTACCACCAGTATATCTCATGATTACTCTAAAGTTTTGTGAACCATCAAGGTCAGCCATATCTAATACACGAACTTCGTTATGGTCTGAAAGGAGACCGGTACCGAAGAATAGGTTAGATTTTTGTGCTGCGATGATTACGTTATCTGACATACCAGGTGCGTGAGCAATCTCGATACCTTGGAAGTTAGATGGTTTTTCACCAACATTCAATTGGTTGTTGAATGAACCAATGTTAGTTTGACCTGATTGTGATGATTGCCATGCTTTAAGTACTTTAGTACCAACATAGATTAATAAATCTTCTTTACCATATACTGCAGATGGGATTGCATCTACTGTAGCAGTAAGAATATCTACTACGTTATCTTTAGTTACTGCTGCAGAACCTGTTGGGATAATAACAGAGTCAGCTGAACCTGAAGATGCGTAAATAGCAGTTTCTAATCCACCGAACTCTCCGTTAGTTGCAGCTGCACCTTGCCAGATAGAAGTTTCAGTTGCTTCAGCAACTTTTCCACCTACATAAGATACTAAGTAGTCAGTAAAGTTTCTTGGGATTTCATCAAAAGCTGAATATCCTAAAGATAAAGCTTCCCATGAATCTACGAACTCTTGCTTACACAAGCTAAGGTTCACTTGTAATTCTTTTGGTTCAAGAATTCTTTCAGTAACTGCTACTGAACCTGAAGTTGCAAAGTCACAGGATGCGTCTTGTACAATACCAGATACGTCTAATTTCTGAATTACTTCTTTGAACTTAACATTTGGTTTGATGGTAATCAATTGATTGTCAAGTGTTTTTGCACTCAACAACGCAGCTGCAATGTAATCAGCTGCCGCTTCACCTGCATAAGTTCCGCCTGTGAATGAAGGATTACCTGTTGTAAAGTTTTGTAATTTTCTCATTTTTAATTTTTCCTAATTTTAGTTTCTATACATTTTTGCAAGAACTGAATTGTGATAATTCTTAACAGTTGATTTAGCTAAGTTCTTAGGTGCTCTCTTCATTTCAACAGGAGCTCCGTCTAACTTCTTATCCTCCAACTCTTCTTCTTTAATCTCTTCTTCGAGTTCTTCTTTAATTTCTTCTTCTTGTGCTTCAAGTTTCTTTTCTAACTCATCAATACGATAAGCCATTTCCTCAACTTGTTTAGCAACATCTTCTAAGTTGATAGTGATTTCATCTTCACCATCTTCTGTGGTTTCTTCTTGAAGTTCTTCTACTTTGTTTGATGGGTCCTCATTAGTGGTATTTGGTAGTGGTTCAACCTCAACAGTTTCCGCTTCCATTTCCTCTTCTTTAGACTCTCCATCGTGTTCCTCAAGCTCAACGTTTTCACGCTCCTTGATTACACCTCCTTCCGTAATGATTTTGAATCTTACTGTTTCACCTTCAGCGCCAGTTAGTTCAATCTCATGTTCTCCATCAGGAGCTGGAGTTTTGGTGCCATCTTCTGAAACAACTTCAACAGATTCACCAACATCAAAAGTAGGAGATTCTAGAATAGTACCATCAGCTAATTTCGCGTAAGCTAACTTCACTTCTTCTTCTGATTTCATAGAAAGTAGTGTCATTACCTTTTCTAAGACTGTGTTTGCATTCATAGTTTTTCTCTCTTTTTTGGTTATATAAATTAATCTATATTCTTTATAACAATTATCTTTGTTGTTATAGTTTTTTTAT